CAGAAGGAGCCAGCGCATAGATCATTAGGGTGACTCAGGCCAAGTCATTGTCCAAGGGAAACCGCTTGCCGCAGTGATGTCACGCAGAGCTTGGCGGTATGTAGCCCATGCCGCTTTGTCAGCAGTGCTGTCGGCAATCTGTGTCCAGTCGCAGTCTTTGAGCTTCTGAGTGCGGGATGCACGGACAGATGCGGCTTGTTCTGCGTCTTTCATTGCCTTGTAAGCAGTTTCCTGCTCTGCGGCTGTCTGGGCAGGTTGATCGCCTTCGGCTGCGCGGTCTGTGAACACTGGGCCAAGGATGTACTTTGTGTACCACTTGCCGTCAAGCTGTTCCACGCCAGAGCGTTGGCTGTACTGATATACCGTACCGCCTGTAGCTTGTGGGCCTTCAAAGACAATGTCACCACCATATTGGTTGATAAACTCTTCGGTCAAGGGTGTACCAAAGACGGCCCCCTGCGTCTGAGCATAGGTGCGGAACTCGTTGTCAAAAACAACTGCGCCCGTGTTTCTAATTCGTATTTGCATGATGATTCCTTATGCGATTGCCAAGAAGATGTATGTGCCGCCAGATGCATTTAGTTCTGCTGGTGCGGCGGCTGTTACTTTAAACCCTGTGCTGTCAGTATCTACATAGTTAGTGTTTGTTACTTGAGCGGCTGAGCTGTTTAACAATAAGTAAGGGTCATCACTTGCCGTAATTCCACGAACAGAATCGTATGTAAACCAATCACCAGTTGAGTCGGTGCGTTTAATAAAAACAAACCTTGCCCCTGATGTAAAACCGCAGTTAACAGTTTGAAGTGCGCCTGTACCTGTGTATGAGCCAACTTTAGAAACACCAGCGCAGGTTGCAAAGAGGTAAGTGACGTAGGTAGATGCGTTGTTGTTTACATTACCATCAGCCCCCACAGTGAACACAGTGCTTGTTGGAGTTGTCCCACCCCAAATAGAATTGTCTGGGCCACCCCAAGCAAAGTCGTAGTTCAAAAACCCCCTGCGTGAAGCGCCCTCACTGGCAACATAACAGTACCAAGATGTCGATGATTGCGACCTGCTTTTACGAATCATTAACTCAGGCACAACCCCTAAATTATGAGCAATTGTGTGCGTTGACCCCGTCCCTGTGTCGCAAACCACATCAAAGAAGCCGGGGGCGCGTCTGAAATTCCACGTTATTAGCGATGTAGTAAGCGACCCACCAGTTTTAAACCCTAGCTGGCTGTCCCAATAATTTGTTGTCGCATCAACTACTTCCGCGCTTGTTGAGCTTGTAGTTAAACGATTGCTTCCAACCAATCTTGTTCTTGTGTTAACACTAACTGCATTACCACTTAAATAACCAAGCCAAAACGCATCTGTTGGCTGGCCTAAATATCCCATAATACTTGAACTTGTGTTCCATGCGTAATCTGGTTTAAACACAGTTGTTGCACTCGTAGGCACTTTCATCGGGCCTCTACGAATGGCTATGTAGATGTAGGTTCCACCTGAAGTATTCCAACCGCCAAAAGAAGGCAACGTAAACCCTGTTGCCGTAGGAATTACTGTGGGAACTCCACCGTCAGTTTCGGCGGCAGAAGATTGGGCATATAAATAAAACGATGAGCCAGCATTAGGAATGCCTCTCATAATGTCTTGCATAACCCAATTGCCAGTTGAATCGGTACGTTTAATCATCACCCACTGTGGCTCATATCCAAGAGTTACAGCAAGTCCAGCAGTACCATTACCCGTATAACTCCCACATGAAATCACATTGTCTGTACCAGTAAGGCCAAAGCCTCCTGCATCATGGGCAAAGATGTAGGCGACAAAAGAACCGCCATTGATGTTTGACGAACCGCCACCAACATAAAAATTAGTTGATGTGGGGTCTTGCGAATTCCAAAATGATGTTCCCGTACTGACTCCAGCCGTACTATTTAAATATATTACTCCTGTGTTTCCATTTGAACGGTGATATACAAACCAATTAGACGCATCGTCTGTTTGTTTAACAATAATGCAGCCCGGAACGCTGCCGAGGTTGTGAGGGATGGCGAGACCAGCAACACCATTCCCCGTATAAGTCACAACATCAAAAAACTTGGCTTGCTCTCTAAATGTCCAAGCAACGTAGTCGTGCGGGTCTGGATTGGTGGGGTCAACGTTAACGTTGCTGCTACCCGGAAGAGTAAATCCGGTAGCGTTGTATGACGTTATGTCAGCCGAGGTTAGTTGCTGGCTTGTGGTGTTGCTATACAAAACCTTGTTTGTACCCCGCACGGTGTCATACAGGCGGTTATTTTCCCCGGCGTGATTTCTATCCTTAAACCACACCAGTCCACCCTTACCCGACAGATCAATCCCGTTGGTAATCGTCAGGGTAGCGCCAGTGCCTGTATAGAGCCAAGTTTGAAACACATCCTCAATGTAGTTTGGGACGTTACCCGCCAAAGGCCAGACACCTTGCTGCTTGTACTGCATCTGTTGCTCAAGCGTCCATACGCCGGGTGCAGCGCCCGTTTCATACGGCCCAGCAGGGGTTGCTGGATTCTTGGTGATAATACCGCCGGGGTAACGTTCAGACATTTATAAATTCCTTTGAGCTTCTGCAAGATCAATTTCAAATTGAGTAGCTTGCCGTATACGCCATTGCATTACCCACTCACCGTCTACAAAAACCGGGGGGGTCTCCTCTGCCCTTTGCAAGATATAGTCATAAGCAGGGGGATCAACATACCTGACTTGTGCATAAGTCTCCGGCAGTACAAATTCAACCCCCATGTCAGGGTACTCTAATCGCACATCGCCTTGGTGTCTAGGGTATTCACCTGTGGCTAATTTTATAAATATAGTCATACGGCGGTCTTTGGTATAGAAACAGAAAAAGTTGCGGGGGTATTGGTGAAATTATAATTAGTTCTAGTTTGTACTTCTACAGTTTCAGTTGGGGTAACAAAGTCAGTGGAACTTGTCGATATTGTGTAGCTAGAGGCAGCATACGTATACGTTAATCCGTCAAGCGTATAAGTACCTGTTCCAGAACCATCCGGACTGAGTACCGCAAAGAATGGGTAATACTGAGAAGAAACGTTTATTTGAGTGCTTACTAAAATTCTACCGGTTGAATTTACTGAAATGTCTTGGTATCCACTTGGCTCCATGGGCAGTGTCAGTATTCTTTGCCATTGAATAGTGCCGGAAGAATTAAACTTGGCTATTACAAGGTTGCTTGCATTTGGTGAAGAAACTCTGGTCAACATATACGCATTTTCACTGCTGTCTACTGCAACTCTACATACTTCATAACCGGTAGCTAATGTTGATGCCCAAGTTCTTGTAGAACCGTTGGTTTTTAAAATTACAACACGATTTGGAGATGTTTGTGACCCTGCAATGTAGAGCGCACCTGAACCACCTACAGCTATATCTTGAAAGGACGAGTTTGAATCAAATGCTTTTTGATCTTCTAAAGCTCCCGTGCTACTAGCAAGCTTAACTAAAATCCCTCTTCTTACATAAGAATTTTGGTAATTATTGCCAGCTATGTAAACGGAAGACCCAGAAATTACTGGGGTGAACCCTACAAAGCCTGAAGTACCAGTACCGTACCTTGTCTGCCACCTTAAAGTACCAGAAGAATTAAAACTCGCAATTGGCATTCTTGTAGAGGTATCGTAACTTCCATAATTTGAAGTAGACCCTCCTGTGAAATATAAATTTTCTGAAGAATCAGTTGTGATACCAAATGTGTCGTATGTAAACGTTCTTAATTGTCTAGTCCATGTACTATTGCCTGAGCTATCAAATTTAGATATGTATGATCCTGTACCGTTGGGTGCACCAACATAACCCCCAGTATAAACATTACCAGAAGATGCAACGTGAACTGTTTCAAAATATTCGGAGTTATCTTGACCATTTTCATTAACACTCGTAACATTGTTGGTAAAGGTATTTGTACCTTCAAAAGATATTTTTGATATTTTGCCGCCGCTGGTATCACCCCCAACTATATAGTACCCGTCCGCAGCTATAGCGTTATAACCTACTGGCCCTTGAAGATAAAAACTTCCAGAAGTTGGTTTTATCAGCGCTATAAAGTATGGATTAAACGG